GTTAGGACCCCGTTACGTTGTATTATGTAGCGCTGGACTATTGACTCTTGCGGGCTTCGCACACCCGTTTGATGTATTAATTGTGCTGATGTATGTCACCCTCTATGAGGTGACGAACTTGTTGTTATATGTCAGAACCTATATGGATGGATCCTCAGATTTGTCCATACGTCATCGCTCTAGGTGGGCGAGCCGCAACGCTAAGACCCTAATTGGCCCGTCCGTTACGGCGTTTAAGCGGTTGGTGATTAATCGTTCGAAATTAGATCCCGACCACTCACATGGCGCCCTTCGTAGGTTCCGTAATGACGCAGCGAATGCCATTCGTAATTATATCGCAGCTCAAGGTTATGAACCGTATGCTGTTAGTATGTCTTCCCGTGACTTAGTGGATCCGAACTGTTCAGGTTCGAGGCCGTATTACCAAGTAAGAGATTTACTCATGGAATATCGTGATGATCCTATAACGGAGAAGCATGTGATTACAATGATAGACGTTGATTATTACGCTGATATGGACTATTATCTATCTCTGAAACGACCCATTCTTATGTATACGTTTCTGCCCAGCAAGGTTGGCGGACGTTACGAAGACTCTTGTTACACTATTGTTGATAACAAGGTGGTCGTGGAGGTAAATGGTGGTGCTAGATATGAACATCGTTTGTGGGATTACCGCAACGATTTTATCACCCATCGTAAATATGAGTCCTTCGACATATACCGTCCATGGCGAATCTTAGACCCTTCTTTTTGGATCGGATCCCTACTTGTGTACAGTGTGCATAAGTTTGCTGTGTCTGATGATCCTGACCATCGCATCATTGGTTTGTTCCCCGCTCGCATTTATAAGGGCTGGGCATCATGGTGGTTGCCCACGTGTCCGTTGAAACGATTGAGTTTCGCGCAGCGTGAAGGTGACGATGGCTCTGTTTATAATGTTGCTGAATTTAAACAGGGTAACAAGCATGTGATTAGTATTGGGCGAGAAGGTGTATTTGATTCAGTAAATGTTCCTTATGATGTATTTAATGCCATCCGTGAAAACTTTAATTTGACTGAGTACCGTAATATTGGAAATGTTGAGCGCGCTTTATCGCAAAATAAAGCAGTCGAGGCTCCAGCTCTAGTCGCGCCATTGTTGTTTGGTTGCTTGAAGAATGGTGTGACAGCCCCTAATTTATTATCAAGTGTGGGTGCTGGTTATTTAAAAGTTGTTCAGGATAACGTACATTACCAGAGTACTACTCCTTATGTGTATGACCAAGGGAAGGTATATGTATGTGTTGTAGCCCCACCTTTAACGCCTCCGTTGCAAGGTGCGTGCGCTCCTATTTTATCTTATAATAATGATTTTACTTGTATTCAGGAGCGAATCACAAAGGTGCACAACACAGTGACCCCAGGTCCGAAGTATGCGAAATATGCTTATGAGTTTATAACGAAAATGATACCAAATCCTGGCCTCGGCGTGCCTGTGAGCATGGATGAAGTAGTTGCCAAGCAAAATGGCCCATTTCAACGTGCTCGCAATCGCATGGCGCAGATGTGGTTATCAAAACCAAAAGCTTATATTCGCGCGTTTCAGAAGAAGGAGTTCTATGGTAAGTATGCTGCTGCAAGGAACATTTCAACCCTACCCACCGCACACACACTCAATTTATCAATGTACACGTATGGTTTCAAGACGGATGTCTTGAAGCATTGTCATTGGTATTTACCGTGTTTGACACCACCACAGATAAGTGATGAGCTTACAGGATTCTGCATTGGTAAGCAAAGATTAACCATAAAAGATTTTGAGAAATTTGATGGTACTATCTCGTTATGGTTGCGTGAAAATGTTCAACAACCTGCTTATCAACGTTGGTCACGTCCAGAATATCGCGAACCTTTAGGTGAGTTGTTACATAATGAATGTGTTGCTAGCGGCGTTACCAGTGAAGGCGTAGTGTATTCAGCTGATGGAACCACCCTCAGTGGTTCAGCAATCACTACCGATGGAAACACGATCTTCAATGCTTTTCATGAATATTGTAGTGCTCGCAACTGTGGTCATAACGTGGACAACAGTTGGCAGCGCATTGGGTTGTGTTATGGTGACGATGGTGTTAGTGCGTTGCCCCCGGACGTTATGCAAGCAACTGCCAAGGATCTTGGATTGCGTGTTAAGGTTAATGTTGTGGAGAAGCATCAACCTGTAAATCTATTGGGACGTTTGTTCGTGGATCCATGGACTACCCCAACAAGTATTCAAGATCCTATGCGTACTGTGTCCAAGTTGCATGTTAGTGTTGCAGCTCCCAATGTGCCCGTGGACGTAGCTGCCATTCGTCGTGTGTCAGGTTACTTGGTGACTGATGGTATGACTCCATTGATATCTAATTATTGCAACGCCGTCTTGCGTGCGATTAAATTACCGGATGGTGAAATTGAGCCCCTAGCGCATGATTTGTCTTATTCAGCTGTCTTAGCTTTGGAGGGAGGCGCTTGGCCCCAGCTCCCAGGTGATGTTGAGCTTATGACCAATGTTATCGCAGCTGAGTTAAAGATTACTCATGACGAATTGCGTGTTGTTATTGACACCCTTAATCGTGCTAGGTCATATTTGGATTTCCCGGTTAATTGCATCCCACATGACCGAGTCGTTAGCATACCTGTACTTGCTGGTGGCGTTTACCATCAACCTGTCGTGGTTCCAGATCCGACGGTTGGCACCAGCGGAGATAAACCAAAGACCCAAGATAAGTTACGCGCAAATGTCAAGACCCGACGAACGATGTTATCACCTGTTGGAAAGCGAGCTGGAAGTGGAGGATCGAGTGGTGAGGGAATTAGTAAATCTGTTGGACGCAATGTTGACAGGCCAACCCCGAGTGGAGAACCCTCATCTGTTACGCGACCTAAGAATGCTGGCACCGCATCTGGTGGGCCAAGCTCCAACCGTCGAGCTTTTCAACACCCTGCTGCAATACGGACAAGACGCAAATCCAGAACACCTCAAGTCATGGATACGCACGCTCATGGACCACCAATGAGCAGCGTTAAAATTCATGGCAAAGAACTCTCGAAGAAATAAGACCAAGTCCCTAGCACTATTGGGTGCAGGGGCGGCAGCTGCGGCTCCATTGGCCATTCAGGCTGCGCAGCAATATGGACCTGCCTTGCTTAGTCGACTGGCTACAAGGTGGCGAGAGAATGAGGGGCCTGTTCGACGTCGCGTGCGTGCACGGCGTGCTCGACGTAATAATGCGAGTGACGATAAAGCACTAGTCACCGCACCTCAGATTCGACAAACTGAGACTAGTGGTATGTTGGTCTCTTCTGTGCAAGGTCAGAACATGATTCCGCGTCCCACAGCTTTAAATAATAAGCGTGGTCGTTGGAAAGCTGGTGTTAATGGACCTCGCATTTGTAAGAGCGAGTTTATTGGTTTGATTGATGGTAGTGTGGATTTTGCGCGTCAAGTGTTTCCTGGATTCACTGACGGGCTGTACCGCATTAACCCGGGATTGGAATATGCATTCCCATGGTTGAGTGGCATTGCCACTCAATTCGAATCGTACAAGTTCCACCGGTTAGCAGTACATTACATACCATCCACTAATTTAAATGCCACTGGTAATTTATATATGACACCTGTCATTGATCCTCAACAAGCTTTTCCCGCTGCGTCGCGAGAGCTGGTTTCCCAGTTTATGGATGTGGTTGATACGAACGTCAAAACTGGTGCTACATGCGCCTTTCCCTTAGGTTCTAAGACTGAACCTTACAAGTGGAGATTCGTTCGCAGTACTACTGATGAGTCTGCCGGAAATCTTGAGGCATTTGACATGGGTTATTATTTGTTTGATCGTGGAGGTTGTGCTGATACAAGTGTTCAAGGTGAATTATGGGTTGATTATGACGTGGAATTGTTTAATCCTCGATTTCGCAGTTCTTTGAATCGTGTTGAAGGTGGACGCTTTGTCTCTGGCGGTACCGTCAGTGCAGCTAATCCCCTTGGTACGGTCCCAGTGCCGGACGTTTCCAATGTGGGTATTAGCGTCAATGCTACTTCTCAGATAACATTCTTCAACATAGGTACATTTCTTGTTGTATCATTAGCTAATGGTACCAATCCTGTCATAACTCCCACTGCAGTTGCACCCAATGCTGTTGTGCCATTATTTGTTAACATTCCTAACCCAGCTGGTACGTTTGGTGTTCAGGCATATGTTATACAAATTCTTAATTCAACGTCTCCAGTCACTATTACTGCTACTGGAACCATCACTAGTGAATCCATTTGGATAGCTAGCGCACCATCAGGGTCATTGACTCTCTCAGGAAAAGAGAAGACCTTAGATGAACGCGTTGAAGAACTACAGCTATTGGTTAGTG